GTATAATAGTATCGTAGAGTACAAAGAACTTCAAGAGAGCAGAAACCTATCTCAAAATGAGAACCTAGCGAAGTTATGGATTCACCAAATGATATTATTATCCAACACCGATAGTTATTCTGGCACGAGATGTATAGAAGTTATTGACGAGATTCTAACTAAGAGCGTTTACGATTGGTGTTTAGAAATGAAAGAACAGTTGCCGATGATGAATTTCAGAGCAGCAGAAAAGATACACGCAGATGATGAGGTATTGTTAAAAGCGTTAAAATACACTATCACCGAAGCAAATATTATTAAGTTTGTTGAAGGTGAGGTAACAAGAATTATAAATAAATTTGAAAAATAAGTGTAAAATAATATACAACTTATTACTTTTAATTGTAAATTTGGGAAATGTACGAGATTAAAATATACAATAGAAATCTAATAGCTAGAGATAAATACGGAAATGTATTTCTAATGGATGCAACGGGTAAGTTTAAAACCATCAGCACTTTTGACTTGTTTATGATTATAAAAGATGAGAGATACTCGCATTAAGTTGTAAAAGGATGGTTAATGCGTGTAGATGCTAACGTAGGGTAATATGGTTAGTGCTTTTTAGCATTAATTATATTACGTGTTGTGTTTTAGTTTTCTTTGAGGGTTGGCAAATTGCGTAGCAAAACTGTTAAAATATGTTAAATTTAAGTAAATACTGAAAATAAATACGATTTCACTTGTGTAGTATTAAGTATATGCTTATATTTGTAGTGTAGAAAGGAAATAAACACTACATCAAAACTAGAAATTATGACACAATCAGAACTTTTAAAAGCATATAAATCTAATAAATGGATTTCAATAAAAAGACAATATGCTGGGTGTTATTATGCTACATTAGGTAATAATGTTTTCAGAATAGAAACTCAAGAAAATAGAGAAGAGGATGGTAGTGAATGGGTTATTACATCTGTAAGCGGTGAAGAACATAATGAAATGGATTGTTATATTACGCATAGATTTTCGTTACAAGATGCTCAAATATGGTTAGTTAATGCTTATGTAGATTAATAAGTTATGAAAGATTGGAAAGACCAAATAACAGAACAAGGAAAGGTTGATAAGTTGTCCTTTCCTTTTGTCGCTATGGATATTAAAACACTAAAGCAAAGACTTAATTTAAACAACTCTGACATAGCTAAAATGTTTAGAATGTCTTATGGTGCATTTGCTAACAGTTCAGCTAAAAAACGCTATGAAAATGCTTTATGTGAGTTTTATGAGTGCGTACTGCTTGGTGGCAAAAAAGAAAATTAAATATAACAAGGATATATCATCAAGTTTTAAAAATAATAATTATGGAATATAGACAAACAACCCCAGACGATGAAATTGAAAACGAATGTAGTTTTTGCAAGAACCCTTGCGAAGATACGTATTGTTCAACCGAATGTAAAAAAGCAGAATTAAATGATTAATAAAAGAATATTAACAATCACAGAAACCGACAACCGAATCGAAGTTGATAGCGTATATGTAAACGATAACCAGTATTATAATAAATCGTTAATAACTTACAAAAATACAAGCGATTAATTTTGTATATTGCGGAAACATATAAGACCAATGCTAGAAGAACTATCAAAGAAAGACAAAAAATGGCGTGAAATTGCTTTTAGTTTGTGCGGTGACCAAATGTTAGCAGATGATATCGTGCAAGATATGTACCTCAAATCTATAAGATACGACAAGCCGTTAAACGATGCTTACATTTATTTCATTATTAAATCAATCTTTCTAGATTACTGCCGTAAGCAATCGAATAATAAAACAATAAGACTAGACAACTTACATTTCGTGAAAGATAACGTTTCATTATTTGAAATTGATGATAATGATTTAGAGATACTAAACAGATATAACGACTTAGATTGGAAGCAACGTGAACTTATTGATATGAGTTATGATAAATCGCTAAGACAAATTGAAAAGGAATTACCGCTAATAAATTACGGTTACGTATATCGACAAATAAAACAAGGTAGAGAGGAAATATTAAAAAAAGATAAATGATTAAACTTTATAAAGGAGATTGCTTGATAGAAAGCGACAACATAGAAAGTGGTAGTGTTGATTTGATATTGACAGACTTACCTTATGGAACTGTAAAGGGTGCTCAATTAGATGGATGGAATGGAACTAAGACTGATTGGGATGAAGTAATTGATACAAACGAAGTTTACAAAGTTGCAAATAGAATATTAAGAAAGAATGGTAAAATGGTTTTGTTTTGTCAAGAGCCATTTACTACTGAATTAATAAATAAAGCAATCCCGAATATTCCATTTAGTTATAGAATGATTTGGGAAAAAGACCACTATGCGAACGCTTTAATTGCTAAAAAAGCACCTGTAAATTATTACGAAGATATTTTAGTTTTTAGTAAAAATAATGAGTTTGAAGGATTACATCCTTTAAGACCGTATTTTAAAAATGTATTTGAATTTATTGGAGGAACTAAAAAAAGAATAATTGAATCAATAGGACAAAGAGCAGACCACGTTTTTAGGTTTAAAAGTTCACAGTTTGATTTATGCACTTTAGAAACTTACAACGATATTATAAAACATTTTAATATTAACGAAATGCAAGGGTTTAGAGAATTTGCAGAACTTAAAGGAATAGACGACCAATTTAAAAAGAAGTTTGCAAGTACTTTTAATTTATGGGAAGGTAAAAAATACAAAAGCAACATCTTAAAATATAAGAAAGACTACGACGGACACCACCCAACACAAAAGCCCGTATTATTACTTGAAGATTTAATAAAGACATTCAGCAATGAAGGAAACACAGTAGTTGATTTAACTATGGGTAGCGGTAGTACGGGTGTAGCTTGTAAGAACACAAATAGAAACTTTATAGGAATAGAAATGGATGATAAATATTTTGAAATAGCAAATAAAAGAATTAACGAGTTATGAAAGAACCAAAAGACAAGCGCACCAAATTGTACAAAGATTGGAAAGCTAACCAACCGACCAAAGTTAAACTAGGTCTTGGTGATGCTATTGAATCAATAACCAAAGCTACGGGTATTAAGAAGGTCGTAGATGCACTTACAGATGATTGTGGGTGCGAAGCAAGGAAAAAGTATTTGAATCAATTTAAGCTACCTACAAGAGCCAAAGCAAAGCGATGTTTTACAATAGAACAACGTAAACAATTTGCCGACTATATGACAAGGCGAACTTTGAAAGGTTGGAGTAGAGAAGATATCATTATGCTAATAGACTTATACGCACACGTATTCGCTTTACAATACGATGTTAGAAAGTTATGCTCAACTTGTGCTGGTACTGGTAAAATGCTTAAAAAGATAGATGAACACTTAGAAATAGTCTATAATGAAACAGAGTAAGAAACAAACACAAATCCAACGCATCAAGATACTTGAAAAAGTAGTGGGTAAACTTTACGTGCAATTGATAGAGTTAAAGCAAAAGCTAAAACACAAAGACGATGAAAGCGAATGAATTAAGAATAGGGAATTTAATCCAAACAGATGAAGGAATAGAAACCGTTATAGGTATAACTGATGAATTTATAGATTGTGTGCTAAATGGTGCTAGTGGTGATTATCATATAGATGATTTATATTTTAATCCTATCCCACTAACAGAAGAGTGGTTGTTGAAGTTTGGGTTTGTTAAAAGATATGAAGATTGTTTTGAATATGGTGAATTTATTTTAAATGATGAATTTATTATAATGGATATAGATATTACTGTAAAATGTAAACACGTACACCAATTACAAAACTTATACTACGCATTAACAGAAGAAGAATTAAATGAATTGCCCGTTGAAAAGTAAATGCGCTGCTGAGAATTGTAAAAACTTCTTTGAGTTAACGGGAGAGTTTAAGAACGGTATTTGTTGTAAGCAATTTAAGAAGAAAGATGTGAAACTATCGCCAGAATATTATAAGAAGGTTTGGGATAATAACAAAAACGATAGTTAATCGTTATAATAGTATAGATTGAACTCAATATTTTTCAATTATGGATAAGAGAAAAAATAACGGTGGGCATAGTAACGGAGGTAGAAAGCCTAAAGCAGAAGAACAAAAACTAATAGAGAAACTTTCTCCATTACAAGAACCAGCCTACAAAGCACTCAACAACGCTTTAAAAGATGAACAAGGTTGGGCGGTTAAATTATTCTTTGAGTATATGTATGGCAAACCTAAACAAGTAATCGACCAAAACAATACACACACACTAAACGACTTCAACATAAAAGACCTAATCGACTTTGATAAGTCTTAACCCAAAATATGAAGCACTTTTTAAGAATGATACTAGATTCTATATTGTTACTGGTGGTCGTGGTTCTTCTAAGTCTTTTGGGGTTGGTACTTTCTCTACACTTCTTTCGTTTGAGAGTAATCACAAAATACTATTCACTCGTCAAACGATGACCTCTGCACACCTGTCAATTATTCCAGAGTTTCAAGAGAAGCTGGAGTTATTGAACCTTCAAGGTGTATTTGATATCAATCGTTCTGTAATCGAAAACAAGACATCTAAGAGCGAAATAATATTCAAAGGGTTAAAGACCTCAAGCGGTGACCAAACGGCATCACTTAAATCATTACAAGGTGCTACAACGTGGATACTAGACGAAGCAGAAGAACTAACCGATGAAGCAACGTTTGATAAGATTAATCTATCAATTAGGACTAAGGGCGTTCAGAATAGAATCATACTAATATTAAATCCCACAACTAAAGAGCATTGGATTTACAAACGATTCTTTGAAGATGCTGGTGTTGATGAAACGTTTAACGGTGTTAAGGGTAACGTAACATACATTCACACCACGTACAAGGATAATGTAAAGCACTTAGACCAATCCTTTTTAGATGAGGTTGAACATATAAGGGTAACTAATCCAAAGAAGTACAAGCACGTTATAATGGGTGGTTGGTTATCTAAAGCGGAGGGCGTTGTATTCGATAATTGGGAGTATGGTAAGTTTAACCCAGACAACTTACAAGTATCTTATGGACAAGATTACGGATTTAGTATTGACCCAACAACATTGGTAGCAGTTGCGATTGATAAGAAGAAGAAACTCATTTATGTTAAAGAACATTTATACAAGCCAAAGTTAACCACAACACAAATAGCACGTATCAACGCAGAGGTAACTAAGAACAGAATGATAGTTGGAGATAGTGCAGAGCCTAGATTGATACAAGAGTTAAATAACCACGATGGTAATAATGTAGTGCCAACACATAAGGGAGCGGGAAGTATTAGTGCTGGTATTGCTTTGATGCTAGACTATAAGATAATAGTTGATGCTGATAGTGTTAATGTTGCTAAAGAGTTAAACAACTATGTGTATGCGGATAAAGGTTCTAAGTTATACGTTGATGATTTCAATCACGCTATTGATGCCATACGATATAATATTTATTATCATCTTGGTAGAAACTTTAGCATTGACATTAGATAACAAAAATACGATTAAATCGTTATTAATATATGAAGGTAACATTGCCAGAAAATATAAGTGAGATTACGTTAGAGCAGTTTCAAAGCTATTCTAAATTAGTAGAGCGTAAAGACTTAGACGAATACCAATTCAACAAAAGAAAGGTATCAATCTTTACGGGTATCAAATACAAAGACCTAGACAATATTAACCAATTAGACTTCGTAGATATATTAACACAGATTGACTTATCGTTAAATGTTGATGCAGAGTTTAAGCCACGCTTTGAGATGGGTGGAGTTGAGTTTGGATTCATTCCTAATTTTGATAAGATGACAACTAAAGAGTTTGTTGATTTGTCTTTATACCCGGTTTCAGATGTGGAAACATACCATAAATTATTAGCGATACTATTCAGACCTATAAAAAATAAAGATACGTTTGGAAATTACAAGCTAAAGAATTACAATGGAACAGAAAAGTATGCTGAACTAATGAAACAAACACCAATGAATATTGTTAATGGTGCGCTTGTTTTTTTTTGCAATTTAGCGAACGAGTTACAACAGAGTACAAAGAGGTATATTCAGGAGGAACTAAAGAAGGCAGAGAAGCAAGTAACTACTTTGAAAAGTGGGGATGGTACAGTACAGTTAAACGAGTAGCAAAATATAAACCTCATCGAATGGAATTTGTATTGAATATGAACATACACGAATTTCATATATGGTTGGCAGAGGATATTGATAGACAGAAATTAAAAGCCGATATTAGAGCGGGAGCAAATACAAAAAGATTATGAATCAATATTCTGAATTATTATACTACATTAAATCACTTGGTGAAGCTGATACGTTTGTTAACACAATTACACAAGGTGAGTTTGATAAGGTTGATTTAGATAAGGCTAATATCTTTCCATTACTTCATGCGAGTGTTACTGGTGCATCATTTACCAATGGCTCTACTGTTGTGTTCAATGTTCAAATTGGTTGCCTTAATCAACGGGAAACTAACAAGAACATCAACACAGATAAGTTTTGGGATAACGATAATGAGGTCGATAATATGAATGAAACTCTAGCGGTCTTGAATCGTATATGGGTAACAATGTATAGAAACTTCCAAGATAAGAATATCATAGCAAGTGAGAATCCAAGTCTTGAACCAATGTTTGAGGACAGAACAAACTTGTTAGATGGTTGGATATTAACCTTTGATGTAGAGATACCGAACACAACATTAAATTTATGTACGGCAGTTCTTGAAGACATATTTGATGAAACTTTTGATTTAACTTTTAACTAAAATATAATGAGCATAAAAACAGACGCAGTAGTAATCAGAGATGAAACAACTACGGGAGCGAATACAGCGGTAAGAGTAGGAACAAACTTGGTAGCCATAGCAGATGATTTAGTAGCAAAACAAGCAGCTATTGATTTGAATACTGCTAAAGAAACTAACATAGCACATCCGCTTGTTGAGAAGGCTGTACCTATCGATGCGGTGTTTACTGATACTGATACTATTTATAATGATAGTGATGTATTAAAAGATGCAGATACAGTTTCTCCAGTTACGGGTGTTAATAAAATAATAACTGAAAGTGATGTTGCTGCTTTAGGTGGTGGTGATATGTTGGCATCGGTTTATGACCCTATTATAGATGCTAACACCGCAAAGGTAGGTATTACACCAACACAAGCAGCAGATATAGTAACTAACAACGCTAAAGTAGGAGTAACAACAGAAGAAGCAAATCCTGACGTAGTAAGTCAAGTTGAAGCAGAAGCAGGTGTAGCAACAACAGAACGTATATGGACTGCTCAAAGAGTTAAACAAGCTATTGATGCTTTAGCAGGTGGATTAGTTGCAGGTGATATAGATACGTTAGCAAAAGTAAACGCTATTGTAACAGATGCAACTTTAATTGATGTAGGTGATTTACCAACAAGCGGTGTAGATTTTGACCCTGTAGGCACAGATAATTCTGATGATAACGCAGTAAACACATTGTATAGTGGTTTACAAGCGGAAGTTGATTTAAACACCGCTAAAGTAGGTGTTACAACAGAAGAAGCAAATACAATAGATTCAGAGCCA